CGTCGGGCTTGCCGGTCGACTCGGGATCGGCGTCAAGAATAATCAACACCGCTAGCGCGCGCATCACCGTGTAATCGTATTGATGAAGCAATGCTTCCATCGACAAATCTGAAAAAATCAATTCGCCTTTTTCGTCGCGAGCCCGAAATTTAACCACCGCGAGCGTTTTCGATACCGGATCGTTGAAAGCCTCGATGCGCTGCTGTTCGTCGCCGGTCAAAGGTAGCCAATAAATACGCGTCGGATTGCCGTCGGTATCCGGCCAATCGTCGGCATAGCAAAAATTCATTTCGCCTAGCAATGCTTCGTGCAAGTGGCGCCGGGCGCGCTCGGCGACGGGATGCATTTAAGCGACCGCGCCATAAGTTAGCGCGCCTTTGCCTTGCAATGAAAAATTTTGCATAACCATCGATTGCTTTTCATTGATCGCGCCGCGTTTAATCACCAGAGCCGAACCGCTGCGCGTTTCGTCGCCGCTGGTATTGCCCTCGGGATTCAGCGAAACGGTTACCTCGGCGCCGATAGTCATTGCGCCTTGCCCGGTAGCGTCGGCTTTGTCCCATTTGCATTCCAGCTCGACCGTCCACGAAGTATCCCCGATTTCAAAACTCTGCACGGTTTCGTCGAGGTCAGTATCGGGAATTAATTCGGCGTCTTCGTCTATGGTAAAACGCATCACGCTAGCGACCACGTTACCACCGATTAAAACCTTACCCTGGTTACCTTTTACTTTTGCCATCTTTCACCACCTTTTTTGCATTGTCGACTTTTTTGATAACTACCCAGCCGTTGCGCTCCGCGTTCGAAACTTGCGAGGCCGGTACCTGAATTTGAACTTTTGATTTAGGGTGCGATAGTTTTACAATTCCGTTCGACATATTCACACCTCTGCGCTTTCTAAACTGTGATCGTAATAGACACGCCAATTACTAACCAGGCGCGCTTTTTTCGTGTCGGTCGAGTCGTCTAGCTCTATTTCGTCATCGCCTAGAATCTCGCATTCATAAGCGTAGGCCAGGCCGAGCGTAATATCGGCGCGCAGCGCGGCGTATACCTCGGCTAAAATTGCGTGCGCTGCCGTCTCTGGATTCCCGGTCGGCGTCACGTGTATCGAAACTGAAAACTCTAAAATTCGGGATATACCGTCAAAATCTTCGCCGTCGCTAAATTGAGCATCGGCGCCTTTCGCAATCGTCAACGCGGGCAATCCGCTGACCGGCCAAACCCGGCCGCGCTCGACGTTAGCGCCAGTCGTCGCCAAACCGGTTAACACTGACTCGGCCGCGCTCATAATTGATTCAGCGCGATGCGTCACGCGCTTTGCTCCAAAACCAATAAAACGGTTCGCTGGCCACGTTCGATAGCGCGGATATTAAGCGTTTCCTGGTCGTCGGTGTTTTTAAAAATAATAACCTGGTCCGCCGTAGTGGGCGCCCGATCCGCGAACACCTGGCGCGTTATGCGCAACGTCGTCAACCGGCCATTAATATCTAAACCGGATTCGAAACGCCGAGTAAATACCGCCGCGAATTCGCCCGCCTGCCCGACAATGGCAACGTTGATAGCATTGTCATTCGGGTCAATCATCGCGGCGGTATCCTCGGGCGTTTCGAACACTGGTCTATTCTGCCGCCGCTGCCGAGCGCGCTTTAACCTCGCCCAAAATACGGCCGCGACCGGTCGAGCGCAAAATGTGCGCGTCGTTTTTGCCGACTTTCACTTTTGCGCCTTTCTTGGTTTTTTCGCCCTTAACAATCGCGCCGCGCAATAGCTCGACCTCGAATACCCTTGGTTTTTCATTAACTCGCATTTCTTCACCTTTCGATAAAATGGCCGGGCGGTATGCGGTCCGCCCGGCCGGTTACGCCTGGCCGGCTGGCCTAAGCGTTAACGCTAAAACTGCCCGCGTGTCGAACACCAATATCGATATCCTGGAACACGCGCAACACCAAACCACCCGAGGCGGCTTTTTCGGCTTTGTCCGGCTCGACATCGAGCACGCCCCACATGCCAATAATTACATCTTCATAATTACCGAACACAATCGAATTCGCGGCGAGCTGGGTAGAAACCTGAACAGGGTAACCGTTCATTTCGCGGTTCTGCATCAAACGAATTCCCGAACCAGAATCGATAAACGTCGTCTTTGCGCTGCCTTGCACTGGCGCCGTGACACAATAAGCCAGCGTTCCGCCGAGCGCGTTAGCGCTTAACACATCGGTTTCGAACTCGACAACCTCGACAAAAGTCGGCGCGCCAGGCGCCGCAATAGTCGACGTCCCGACACCGCTCGTATTGACGATACCAGTCGGTTGACCGGCAGCGCCCGAACCTTCAAACGCGGCCAGGTCAATCGCGAGTGTCGCGCCCTGCGCCATATCGTCGAGAAGCATAGCCTCAACGCTCGGCGCAGACTGTTTAAGCAAACGGCGTGAAATCGGTACCTCGCCGACAACCGTTTTCGGCGCCATCGCGAGCGTTCCAAGAACAGCATCATCGGGCGTCGCGTCGGCGTCTTCCGTTACCCAATTAAACGCGATACCACCGTCAAGCCGAGGGATATCGACATTGCCGATAAGACCAGGCAAAAACCGAGCATTCAAGCGACCCATCAAAGCGCGCGCGCGTAACAGGTCGATAAAGCTCGACGCTAAATGATCCGTCCCGACCAGGTAACCGCCGCCCGTCGCGCTGCCAACCGTCATAACACGCTGACCGTCATACTCAACGATTTTTTGCCCGCGTCGGTCGGTCCGCGCCGCTTGAATCTCAAACGGTACATAAAACCCGTTTGGCTCTTTTCCGACTTCATCGGAAATAGCACGCGAGCACTCAAATTCAAACCCGGCATTTTTAAAGTCACCGTTATGGAATGCCCGAGCCGCCCGCAGTAACGAATATTCGCTAACCTCGGTTTTTGTTAGCCCGAGCTGACTCACCGGCTTTTCATCCTGGCGTTCTGCAACCAGGTCGAGGCAACGACGATTAAATTTATCGGCCGACCATTCATCGCCGATAGCTTTCTCGGCCAGGTCGTCACAGTCAAAACGTTTTCCGGTCGCGGTAATTTCACGAACGCGCGCAGTTTCCGCGCGGCGTGCTTTTTGCCGTTCCTGGTCAACGTCGATCTCGATCCGCTTACCATCAAGCGAATCGTCTTTTTTATCATCAGACATAGTTATTTCCTCTGGAAAGGTTTTGCCCTGGTCGGCGCGCCCGACTTGTGCAGTCGGATCGGCGCCTACGGGCGTAAAAGTAATCTCGGTCGGTTCCCATCGCGTCGCAATTAGCTTCGGAATTTCGCCGCTTCGATCCATTCTGTATTGATGTATCTTGTAATGGCACGACACATTGCGCCGAATCCCGTCGGCCGCGTCGTGTAGCAAGCGCTCGGCGCGCGGTTCAACCTTGGACAAGCGAACCACCGCCCGGCCGGATTTATCCGCGTCAATTTGCGCGTTTTCTACAACCCCAATTTGACCGTCAAAATCTTTATCATGGTCTACCAGGACCGGCGCCCCGTCTCGTAATCTACCAAGATCACAAGACGCGGCGTCGTGGTTTAAAATCTCGTCAACAATTTCGCCATTGTGCCGAGTGCGAACCGGGTATTCGCTGGAAAATCGCACTTGAATGGTTCGCGCCTCAATGTCAACGGCGCCAGCGTCAAAACTTAGCTGGCGTTCATTGTCGAGTAACTCGGTTTTATCATTCATCGTTTTGAACCTCGGCTAATGTGACGCGCGCGTCGAGCTGGTCGACGTTTATACCCAGCTCGGCGGCGCGTTCTTTTTCATATTGCAACTGCTCGAATGTTTCCTCAAGATCGCCGCCCGATTGCGCGATGATATTTTGTCGCGTCTCGGTACCGATCCCGAGGTTTTGTTTATTCGCGTCGCTGTCCTTTTTCGGATCGACCCAGGCCCAGCCGCGCGGCTGCCATTTTATCGCGTCGAGTTTCTCGCCGACGTTACGCATCGGCAAACTCAATTCGCCGTTTAAAATCGAACGTGGTACCCACCAATCATAGACGCGCTGGTGAAAATGCGTTTTTACAAAATTCTGTAAAACCCGCCACTGGTCGCGTTCCTCCAGGGTACCGCTGCGGATGCTTGAAAAGTTAACGTTTTCAAGATCACCCGACAAACCCGCATAAGCCACATTCAAACCCGACGCGGCGCCGCGCACGACGGCGCGAATAAACCCGTCGAACGCGGTTGTTGGGTGCGTCGGATCGTGGTCTATCCATTCCTCACCCGCCGAAAGCTGCAGAATAGTACCAGCCTCGATGCTGCGCTCCGCGCCCTGGTCGGCGTATTCGTCGCCGCCGTCGTCGGGCGCAAAATCTTGAACATTCGCGCTGTCCCCGGTCGGCGACTTAACAATACCCATTTTCGAACTTCCCTCTATAGCGGCGACTAGTTCGGCTTCTTCATAAAGCCCTATCATATTAAGCCGCCGAATCGCAGTATTCGCCCAGGGTATACCGCGCGCTTGTTCGGCGTGATCCGTGATAAAAATATGAATGATTTGCTCAGCCGGGATAATAATATAATCCTGTTCAGGGTAGACGTTCGCCCAGGCGCGCAGAGAATTGCGCCGCAGATGGTAATTGATAATCTGCCCTTGCTGGTCGAACTCGACGCCCATAATGACGACATTACCGTTCGGCAATTCCCGACAATTGTTTTCGTCGAGATATCCGGCCGGTAATACGCGCAGCTTCATTCCATGCCCCTGTTTGGGCGTATCGATCCGCTGAATTAACGCTTCACCGTCAACACCCAAGTTCGCGACAACTAGCCGCTCGATGTCATGGAATGACATCGCGCCATTAATCCCGCAATTTTCAGGCTTGCCGAAATCCGCCCAAGCGCGCTCAAGTTCGCGATTATCCAGCGTGTCGGGCTTTTTGCCGTCGCGCTGTTTCATGCGACCTTGTAAACGGATACCGTTGACCCCGATGATATTCGATTGGCAAAGGCGAATAAATTTTTTGCCGTAATCGTTATTCATAAACAAATCGCGCGACCGGGCGCGCATCAACCGCAAGCCCTGTCGAATCTCGGTATTGATCGGACCATGTGAACCGACAAAACTCGACGTTAATCTATCCTGCAGACCAGCAGAAAACGAACGCTGTCCGTCGCGCTGGCGCTGCAGACCAATAGTCGGTTCACGGCGAGACAATGCCACGCTGCGCGAACCAGGCGCCGCGACTTCAGAGCGTGAAAATAACCGAGGGAATTTGAAATTCATAGACGCGCCTTAATAGTGCCAGAATGCGGTTTACCGCGTCGGTTAGCCTCTTTTCGGTTAGCTTTTATTAACCTGGCCTCCCAAATATCAAGCCATTGATTTAACACGAGCGGATCGCGCGTCGCGCTCGACTCGACATCGAGGGAATACGAAAGCGTGTCGAGCTGGCGATTTGTGGCGCGGCCGAGTAACGCGGCTTTTATCGCCGCGACCATTTTTCGCGGATGCGAGCGCGGATCGGTCGAATCTTCGTCTTTGTTATCGATAACGCGCGTCGTACCTTTTTCGACAGTGACGCGCGCGAGGTCGGCGATCCGGTAAACGTATAAATTCCAGAAATAAAGCCCGGCTTCAAATTCCTGGCTATCAATACCTTCAAGTTTAAAAAGATACTCGCCACCGTCGACGGCCGACGCTATCGTTTTTTCAATGGCCGGATCACCTTCGCGGCGCATCACATACGCGAGCGTATACAGGTCGGTCGGGTAATCGGGCACATATAAATTATTGCGCCAAGCGTGAAAATCGCCCCGAACGATACAGCTCGGGTTTTCATGCGGCGCGATTGAATCGTCAATAAATTCATGGCGTCGAAATATAAGCCGTTTTATAAATCATCGGTTACCAACATTTGAGACGTTATTCGACAGCTTCTATAAATTGCGGATTATTCGTGTACAAAGTACCGCCACCGGGAAAGGTTAACTTGCCCCGATAAGACCATAAGCCGAGCTGGTCGATATCGCCCGAAATAGTCGTATAGGCAATTATTCCATCGGTCCCGTCCGTTAGAAAAGCGGCGACTTTTTCGACCTCGGTCCCGTCGGGCTTAACTAAAATTATCGCCCAGCCCGTCGCGGTCGATATGTCATCAACCTGGTTAAGCGTTTCAAATTCGACTTGCAAGCTAACAGCAACGTCGCCGAGCACCGTTTTATTCATCCGATAGTTCCTCGCGTTTTTAGAATCGGGTTATAGTCCTGCCGGGTTTTTAATACCGGGTTATAGTCCTGGCGCGTGCGGATAAAATAGACCGCATCGCCGAACGGCATCGAGAAAAGAAATTCCGTTTCGGTGACCAGGTTAGCGGCGACGGTCACCGGTCCAACCGTCGCGGCGAGTGTGCTTAGAACTTCGGATTCGGTAACCAGGTTAGCGGCGACCGTGACCGGTCCAACCGTGACGCCGAGCGCGCTTAGAACCTCGGATTCGGTAACCAGGTTAGCGGCGACCGATTGACCGCCGCCAGGCGTCGACGGCGTAACGCTCGATAGAACCTCGGATTCGGTAACCAGGTTAGCGGCGACCGTGACCGGTCCAACCGTCACGCCGAGCGCGCTTAGAACCTCGGATTCGGTAACCAGGTTAGCGGCGACCGTGACCGGTCCAACCGTGACGCCGAGCGCGCTTAGAACCTCTGATTCGGTGACCAGGGTAACCGTAATCGATTGACCGCCGCCGCCAGTAGCGACTGGCTCTACCGCGCCGCGCCAGGCTTGATTTTCGTTACCGCTAGCGCCGGTCGCGGCTGGTTCTACCGCGCCGCGCCATCTTTTAAAAACATTAGCCACTACTGCCCCGCGAAATCGTCGGGAATCGAACCTTCCTTAATGCTGCCAGTATCGACCGGAGAGAAATCCCCGCCTGCCGCGTCGGTAAATGGCGAGGCGCCGAGCGTTTCATTTCCGATACCTTTCCAATCATCTAAAACTATCGGGGGCGCATCAAAACCCGAGTTGTAATTGTATTGCGAATTCCCGGCAAAAAGGCCAACAAACCCGCCAGAATTGTCGCGCAATGCTTCGCTGCCTGTGCCGTTTCCGCCGTGCATAATATTATTAATGATCGCGCTGATTCGCGCCGAACCCTGCTTTTCAATAGCGTCGCCAATCGCCGCGCCATCATGGAAAATAGCATTACTAATCGCCGCGCAGCCAGCCGCCAGGTTAATACCGAGCGCCGATCCGCTCAGGTTATAAATATTACGATAAGCTAAACCCAAACCCGCCGTTTGAGCAAAGGCCGTTCCTGAGTCCATTGTATTAGCACCCGCTGCGTCGAAAAAATTAAACATCACAAGGCAGCCAGAAACAAACAATGCGCCCTCGATATTATGGATATGACAACCGACAACCATACCATTCGCGCCAAGTTCAATAGTGCGCGACGCATTCGAGCTATTATCCAGCTCGCAGCGTATCAAGTAGCAATATTGATCGAGGTCAATAATCTGCGCCGCGCCAGTGTTATGTAAGTGCATATCAACAAACCCGACATAATCTAGCGCTGTCAGATCAACGATAGAAACCGATCCACCTCCCGAAATTCCGCCGATTCCATTATCACCCGCCGCGCTTGTGTATCCCTGAAAAACCAGAGGCGCGCTGAGCGTTGGCGTACCGTAATCGGCGACAATATCAAGCGCGAATTCTAAAACTTCATCTGTCCCCGCTTTAATATTTATCCGATCGCCATTCGTGCCGTCGCGCGTCATTTGTTCGAGGCAATATTCTAAATCCCCATAGGGATCGCCAACGGTACCCGAGCCGCTATCACCAGCAATTGAGGGATCAACGTAAGTTTCGGTTAAGGCCACGTGATTTCCTCCTCCGCTGGATCTTCATTGCTGCCGGACCTTTCCGCCCGTTTGCGGGCGCGATTCCAATCGGCTAACAACATGCATTCGGTTAAAAGGCCGCGAAATCTTGTCGTCTCGGCCGGGCCCATACCTTCAGCGTCGCGGATCGCTTGCGCTTCGTCTCGAATAGCGCTTTTAGGCGTGTTACCGTCGCTAATCGCTTGAGCGATGCGCGACAAGCTGCCACATAATTTATCGAGACGATGAACGGGCGTCACAGTCGAACCCTCTAGCCTTGAGAAACGCGCCAGGATACCGCAGCAAAATCGGCGGTAATATCGCCGCCGTTAGCGGTAACGACAAAATCGAGCGACCATAAAACCACGGTCCCCGTGTCGGTATCGGTCCCGTCGCCGTCGTATGAAACGGTCAATTTCGTGATCGCGTCACCCGCCGAAATGCTGGTAAATACCTGATCAGCAATGCCGATGTCGACACTATCGTTAGAGTCGTCGACAGTGATAGTGATATCGGTTTCGTCGAGCGCTAAATTCGAATAGCCCGTATTTGTAATTTCCGCAATATTGGCTACCGCTTCATAGTCGTCGACATTGCCGTCAGTGACGTCGCGAATATCTTCCTCGCTAACCCCGGTCGTGTCCCACAAGTGCAACCGCAACACTGCAGCTACGGGCGAATTGTTTTCGACTTGTTGAATAATCGGCCGCGAAATGCCAAGCGCCTCGTTTAAAATAATATCAGTCATGCAATAAACCTCCCTTCTGCGCCATTTTTTCATTTGCTAAATCGCTCGGCAAAACCTCGCATAAATAGCTTGAAGCTAAAACCATGTAACCATGCGGCCAGCGCTTACTGCGCGAAACCTTATCGCCCGCCGCTTCATGCTCCGCAATGTGCGCGCCGCACGCGGCAATATTCGCGGCGTCATCCTGCGCAGTGCTACCGAAACCCGGCAATTTTTCGCCGCACGTTAAGCAATGTCGGCCGGGCGCCTGGCAAATTCGAAACGTGACGTCGCCGTCGACGGTATGGGCGGTTATAGCATCCGGCGCCACCGTGAAAAATTCACCGAACCGGTTTAGCGTGTCTTTTAAAATACGCTGCTTGCCACTGGTCGGTAAGTTCAGGATTCCCAAACCCGCCGCGACCTTGCGACCCTTTTTTAAAGTACTAAAAATCTTTAATTTCATAATTACCCCAAACGTAAAATGTAATTGCCGAACTCAATATCAAACGTGTCGCCATTAACCAAAGTCACGCCGCCCGACCCATAATCCCAAAACCCGATAACAGGATCGGCGGGCGACGTCGGCGTGTCGTTGAATAAAACCACGTAACGAAATTTTGCCACAGTACCCGTCGCGTTTAGCGTGATATCGGTCCCGGTAACGTCCCATTTGCCCGCCGAATTTTCAACGCCGACGTTCGTCACATCGGCCGGTACCGTTTCGGTTATGTTTGTATAAGCAATTTGGGTTATATCGGCTAGTACCGCGTCGGCCGACTTGTCCGGCGCCGTGTTCGTTAAACAAACTTTGAGCGTCGAACCTGCAGTTTGTAAATCGTGAACGCCTGCCGCCAGGTCAAGCGCGAATTGATTAAACCGCTGAAAATCGGGCGTAGACATTAAATCATTTCCTCAATTCGCTTTTTGCAAATTCCCATAGAGCAAAAAAAAAAGCGCCAATCGCTGCAATAGCAGCATAACCGCCGATTGCCCGAATCCACTGTTCGCGACGCGCGGACCGACGGCGAGATTCAGATATCAATACATCGATATATTCGTGATGCTTTCGATGTGTCTCGGTATCTATGAGTCGATCCGCTCGCAGCTTCTTAACAACCAGATCGGCTATATTATCCGCGTCGCTCATTTTTGGCCTGGCTTAAATTTCATGGGATCGGATAATATCGCCGCCGCTGTTCCAATTGTTACCAACCTTTGAGACTAATTAGACAAATAGCGATAGAGCGTCGCACGCGATATTCCATATTTTTCCTGCAATTCGCGCCGGTTCCGGCCGTTGAACTCGCGCCGAATAATATTAACCTGGCGTTCGGTACACTTGCGAGGCCCGTGTTTTATCATTGCCGGAATGCCGCCGTAAGACTGGCGAATAGTATCGACAAACTCGGGTATTAATTCTTTTCCCAGGTCAACCGACACCGCGCCACGGTCGGCCAAAAACAGAATCAACCCGTTTTCGATAATGTCTAAAATATCGTCATTATCCATTTAATCGGTCCCGTAAGGATCGCCGACGCGGCGCCGCGCGTGACTTTCTTTTTTTCGCGGGCTTTTCAGGCGCCACGCTAGACCGGTCAACCTGGTCAACCTGGTCGGCAACGTCGGCAGCGCGCTCGGCGTCGCTTTGCGCCTGGAATAAATCGCCCGTCGGCGGTTGAACGCGCGCTTCGAGCTGCTCCCATTGCGCCGGGCGCCATCGATGCAAACCCATCAACCAGTATGCCGCGAGCGCGTACACAAAACAGTCGAGCGCTTCGTTTCGCTTGCCGCGCGGCAATTGCCATTCGTAAATAGGAAAACCCTTAACATAGCGCCGCCCTTTTTCCTCGGCGACTAGTTGGCTAAAAAATTCGGGCGCGGATTGTTTCGAAAGGTGGATATAGCCCTCGGCGTCGCATTCCTCGACATCGAGGAGCGAATAAATCATGTCCTTAGCCGTATCGGTACCGACCGGCCAAACCTCGGCGCCGTTTTTAATCACGGTACCGCCAATACTGACATCGACTTTGCTCGGCCGACCGAGGATCGGCTTGCCCCGAACGCTGGCGCCTTTGACCGCGATCACGTGTCGGGTTTTCCGTAATCGGCAAAAATCATAAACTTTTTGGGTATGATGTCCGCCAGAATCGACGCACGCGGCCGCTATTTTCAGGCGCGTTCCTGCAGCGTGATCGAACGACGCCAAAAGATAATCATCAAGCTCCCGCCAAACGCCGTTATGCGCCGGGCTACCATAAAATACAGCGAAATCGACCTGCCACCGCTCGCGCGCACCGTGACCCCAAACGTAAACTTCGAGTCGGTTATCCTGGACGTCGACGCCCGCCGTCAAAACCAGGCAACCGCGCGGACAAATACCGAGTTTATAATCCTCGGCGCGTTCCTGCAGCGCCGTCGGTTCTATATTCTTGCCTTTTTCTTTATAGGGTAATCCCTCGATGGTATTGCGAAAGGTTTTTTTCAATTCGTCATTCCCCAGCGACTTTAAAAATTTTTCAACAATCTCCGCCCAGGATTCCCAGCCTATAGGACTATACAGCGTCGATATTTGGTAACTTTTATGCTTTTCGTTCGCGTTCGTTTCGCGCCATTCGCCATTTTCTAAAAATTCGGTTTTCGCGCTTTCCGGTATTAGCGCGGCGCAACCCTGGCAAACCAATTCGACGGTTTTCGGATCGTGCGCGCCGTGTTTATCTTTTTGCCATTTCAAAGCCGATAGCGTTATCACCTGGAATTCGCCGCAATGCGGGCAGGGGATAAAATAATAACTTTGCGTTCCCTGTAAAAAACTGCGCTCTATCCTCGATAGACCGCTAGTCGTCGGCGTCGATATTTCTAAAATTTTGCGGCGCCTGAATGTCTTTGTTCGGTTCATCGCCAATTCAACCGGATCACCTTCGTTGCTCACGTCGGGCGGATAAGCGTCGGTTTCATCGAGTAGTAATTTTTTAACGGGCATAGATCGCAAGCTCGCGGCCGAATTCGCGCCAGCGACGCGCAGCATGCCGCCAGGAAATTGTTTTAGCATCACCGTATTACCCGAATCGCGCGACCGGGAATCGGCAATTTTTGCGCGCAAACAATCCATGTCGTCAATCATCGGCGATAGCCGCTGCCGACTCCAAAGTTTCGCGAGCTCTAGCGTCGGTTGAACGATAAGCATAGAGCCGGGATCGTGGTCGATGGTATAGCCGACCCAATTATTACCGAATTCGGTCCCGCCGACTTGCGCGCCTTTCATCAACGTCACGCGCTGAACTGGCGAATGTGCGGATAAACAATCCATCGGTTCGCGCAAGTACGGCGTGCGCGACGTACGCCAGCGACCAGGCGCCGCCGCACTTTTTTGGTTTAGTAACCGGTATTCGTCGGACCAGCTCGACAAATCGAAATCGGGTTTCGGGCGTATTCCCTCGACCCAGCCCGGCAGGCTATTAGCCAGCGATACTTGCATTTCGCTCCACTGGCAAATCGACATCGACGGCCGATGACTTAACTTTGAAGTTTTCCAAATCCCGCAAAATATTGTCGAGCGACTCGCGGACCTGGACTAAAAGAATTTCGCGGCATTTATCCGGATCGGTTTCGGCCGCTAATATCGACTCAATACGGTCCGGCATCGTCATCAAATTATTATTGAGGATCGCGGCCAGGTTAAAAAGATGCTGTTTCAAAATATCGACGCGCGCGAGGTTTCCGGCTTGTTCGGCTAGATTCAATTCAGCGGTTCGCCGCTTCGCCCTGGTCAGCTTCACGCGCTCTTTTTGTTCCTCCTGACTCGCCGCCGATCCCTTGTCGGCGTGACGCGTGAATTCGGTATAGCCTCGAACCGACTCGACCAAATCGTATTGACCGTGTTCGAGTTTTAGAATATGCCCGTCGCGCTCTAGTTGCTGAATTCGCCGTTCGGTTACGCCGATCAAGTAAGCCAGGTCGGCAACCGTAATCGCATATTCCCCGTTAATATCAAAACCACCTTCCACGGAAATTATTTATCCAAAACGGGCGCGCTTATCCATCGCGTCAACAATCGCCGACGCCAGGTCGCACATCACCGACGGTTTCGCCCTGTTTAACTGGCGAAGCGACGCTTCATAATAGTCGAGACGAATAAAAACTTGTTCAATTGCCAATCTTAACTGCTCCCAATCGTTACCACGTAACACCTGGTCGAATCGAACCTTTAATTCGCGAGACGACAAATTACTATAATCTTCCTTATCCATAACGAACCCTCTCAAAACGAAACGCCAAAAAAATTCCTATCACTAGGAAAACACCGCGCTGGGAATTGCC